GAACCCGGTCGGCGGCCTCCCGAAGTCGGAACTGACGCACTGGGTCGTGCGGCAGTCGGATTTCGACATCGAAGCCGAGGTGATGGACCACCTGCAGCGCGTGATCGCCCGCGGCCTTGAGTCGGCCTACACGGTCGGCACCGGCCCGAGCACCTCGGCCCCGCAGCCGACCGGCTTTATGATGTGGGACAGCAACTACAAGTCGGTCGCCCCGGCCTCGGCGGCGCACGGCAGCGGCAGCGGCTGGGACGCGGCGATCACGCTCGCGAACCTGACGGAACTCCGCTACAAGACCCTCCCCGCCGAGTACTGGAACGAGTCGGCGTGGGTCATGTCGCAGGACGCCTACTACCGCATCGCGCAGCTGACCACGGCGACCAACGCGGTGCCGCTGTTCGTCCCGAGCAACGATGCGGGAATCACCCAGGCCGCGCCGATGATGCTGATGGGTCGCCCCGTCTACATCGCCCCCTACGCGCCGGGCCGTGCCACCGCCGCCGTCACCAACCAGGTGCCGCTCGTGTTCGCCAACGTCCGCGAGGCGTTCGCGATCCGCGAGTGGGGAGGCATCTCCATGTACCGCGACGAGGTCACCACGCCCGGCCTCGTGAAGTTCCAGGCGATGGTGTTCGTCAACAGCGCGGTGGTGCGCCCGAAGGCGGTCGCCGCGCTGAAGATCACGCTCACCTGATCCTCTCCTCCTTTCGCACCCACGGCCCGGCAGGGTTCGCCCTGCCGGGCCTGGGGTGGAGGCGCATTTGCCCATCGACATCTCCAAGTTCAGGGCATGGGCGCGGATCCCGTCCACGCAGGACGATCCGGCGATCCTCATCGCGTGGGAGGCCGCGAAGCGCGAACTGGAGGAGCGCACCGGTTGGTGCGTGGATCCGATCACGCGGACGCAATACGTCCCGGCGGAACCCGACAACGAGGAGCTGCTCGTCCTGGCTGCACGGCAGCCGGTGACGGCGGCGACCTACACCGAGGACATGGTGGTCACGAGCCTCACGCTCGTCACCATCAACGGCCTCCAGTACTTCAAGATGCCCGAGGAAGGCATCACCTACCCGATCACGATCACCCTGTCGGTCGGCTCCAACACGCTGAACCCGCTGCTCGAGATGGCACTGTTGCAGCGTGTAACGCAGCACGTTGCGAGTCGCGGCGATGACACGGTCGCGCTCTCGTCCGACTACTGGGATCGCATCTCCACGATGATGGGGAAGGGCATCGCGTAATGCCGACCCACGTTCCAAGCGGAATGCTCCGGCTGTTCTTCACCATCCAAAACCCGGTGCGGACGGTCGATTCGCTCGGCCAGGCATCGATTGCGTGGGTCACCCTCGGGAATGTTTGGGGCCACGCCGAGCAGTCGCGTACCGCCGAGGTCATCGATGACGGAGGTGTCGCCACCAGGTCGGATTTCCGGTTCCTGCTCGGCTATCTGCCTGGCATGACGGTCAATTCCCGGATCCTTTGGCAGGACGGCGCGACCCTGCGGACGTTCAACATCCGTGCCATCTGGGACCGTGATCAGCGTCAGAGACGCTACGAGGTCGAGGCCACGGAGGTCACGGAATGACCTCCACCCGGGTCAACGTGGTCAGCACCCTCCAGGCGGATGACCTGAAGGCGGCACTGCGCCGCCTCGCTCCCAACGTGCAGCAGTCGGTCCTCCGCAAGGGGATGCGGCGCGGCCTGAAGCCGATGGAGCAGGAACTCCAGGCCGAGTGGAAGCGTGCTCGGTACCGCGGTCGCCCCATGCACCGCTACGCCATCGCCGCGGCCACGCAGACGGACGCCAGGAGGCGCGGCAGCGGCATGACGGCCCCAATCGTCGGTCGGGTCGGCGTGCGCTACGGAGGCAAGGGCGGGGCCTTGGCGAAGGGACGGCAGAAGGTGTGGCACTTGCTCGAGGCCGGGTTCGCCCGGTACCCCAAGGGGTCGGGCGCGTACAGCAATTTCAGCGGCGCAGTCGCCGAGGAGCGCACCGGCTACCGCAAGGCGGTGGCCGCCGCCCGGACGGAGATCTTCAAGCAGAAGCTGCCCAAGGCCAAGCGCAAGGCCGCCATGCAAGCGATGTATGCCGGGCTGCGGGAGCAGTTCCCGGCGTTCGTGGCCGAACGCACCGCCAGGGCGACCCGGCGGCAGTCGCTGCGATCCATCGCCGCGAACGTGGTCGTGAAGGCCGGTGCGTGGATCTCCAAGAGGACGGTGCGCCGGATGATGGACCGCACCCTCCGAGCCGTCCGCGACGAGACTCTCGCAGCGGCAGCCCAGGCACTGAAGGGAGGTCGCCGTGGCAACCGCTAGCGCGATGATCGCCGCCATCTACGACCACCTTGACACCGATATCGCGACCGAGATCGCGCCCCGGTGGAGGCGGCAGGGCGACCCGCTGCCGTTCATCACCTACGAGGTGCAGTCGGTGGAGTGGGTTCGGACCACCGGATCCTTCACCAACTGCGCCGAGATCCAAATCGCGTTCAGCTGCATGGCCGAGACGGTCGTTGGCGCACTCGCCCTGGCGGACGAGATCAAGGACGCAATCGGCACCAAGACCACGAACGACAGCATCACGTTCGGGGCGACATCGATCACCTTCCGGGTCGCCGATGCGACACCGGATGACGGCACCGGCGACGCGGAGCGCGTCGTACTGGTGAATGCGACCATCTTCACCCAGGACGAGAACTAACCCATGCCCACGACCTACACAGCTGGCTACGGCGGAACCCTCACCGTGAACGGCTCGGCCCTGCCCGTGCAGAACGTCACCATCGACCTCTCCCGCGCGGAGATGGATGTCACGGCGACCACCGACAACTACACCCTGGCGATGTCGGGCCGCATCACCCGCCGCGTGTCCTGCACGGCGTTGGTTACCTCGGCGACCGAGAGCCTCATCACCGCGGTGATGAACGTGGCAGTCGGTACACAGGTCGCGCTCTCCTGGGCAGACGGCAACGGTGTCACGACGAGCATCGCCAAAGTGATGTGCGTCAGCGCGTCCCGGTCCTATGACAACCAGGGCGCGGCCACGGTCGCCTTCCAGTTCGCGGAGAGCGTCTGATGCCATTCGGACCCGAGATCCTCGGCGATGGGTGGCGACCGGTGGAAATCCCCGGACTCGGGCCGGTGGAGGTCCGCCGTGCAGTCATGCGCGACATGGCGCAGTCGGGCGGAAACCCGTATTGGTGGATCGCGTGCGTCCGATGCCTGGACGGCACGCCGATCCTGCCCGAGGGCGTGGCCGCCGCCGACATCGACGCGAGCATCGGGAATGCGATCCTGTCGGAGGTGCTGAAGGACCGCCCTACTCATCCGCAGAACGCCGCCTCTGGAGGCTGACTGCGGAGGCACGGATGGATATGCCGCTCGGCCTCGCAGCCGTGCAGCAAACGACCGAGGAACGGATTGAGTCGCTGCTGTTGGTGATTGCGTGCGCGATGACGGGTAAACCCCCACATAAGGTGGCACCGTGGCTAACGACCTGAAGGCTGTTGTAAGCGTGACGGCGGACACCTCCGGACTGATCCGGGGCGTGGACGGTGCCATGCAGAAGCTAAACAGCATTAGCCGGAACACCTCCCTGATGGCCGGGATGACCGCGGCGCAACAGGTGTTCGGTGCGTTGCAGCAGTTGTGGACGGCGATCAGCAACCGTTCCGAGGAACTCGGGAAGCTCGCGGTGCAGTTCAGCCCGGAGGCGATGAGCGCGGCGGCGCAGCGGTCGATTGCCGAGTTCCAGGCGAATCAGAAGATCGGCCAGGCACTCGGGCCGTACCAGGCGGGAATCGAGCAGATGAAGGCGGCAAGCGCGACCGAACAGGCCACCAAAGTCGTTGCGGATGCGGAAGCACTCGGGCAGGGCATGATCGTCATCGAATCCCTCAAGACCACGGCGGGGGAACTCGGGACCGGATTCATCGACGGAATAATCAAGGCACTCGGCGGCAGCGCGATGGATGCGGCAAGCCTCGGCACGGCGACCGCATTTGAGCGCACCGGCGCGACCGACATGATCGCCGAGGTGCTGACCCCCGTGGTCGGATGGGTTGAGGACATCGCAAACAAGATCGGCGGCGACTGATGGGCAGCATCAAGATCATCAAGCACCGTAACTCGCAGTCGTACCGCATCGGCAAGCCCGGAGAGGATTTCACCCTGACCGAGGTGTTCCATGTGACATGGATCCCGGCCAGCTCGGTGGATGCATATCCGGGTGACGGCAGCATCCTTGCCTCGGCGTCAAACACTGCCATCACCGGCACGCGCGTCCCGAAGGTTCAGGAGAGGTACGCGGGATGCGATGCCAACCTCTCGTTCCTCGTTTGCGAGTCGGTCGATTGGCGAGTGAACCCAGAGGCCATGTACTCGTGGACGGTCACCGCCAACTGGGCGACCCGGATGGAGTTCGCCTACCAGGATCTCCCCGAGCCTTGGACCCGCATCACGCGGGTCGGACAGCTGCGTCAGATGCAAGCATGGCGGCGAAACGTCGATATCCCCGATTTCGGAACCTACGTCTGGCCGCCGACCGCGGACATCGGCGGAACGAAGGTTGATATTCACGGGCAGCCGTCGATCCGTCAGGTCCCGCAGATGTCGATCATCTGCGAGTTCCGGTACGACCGCACTTGGACCCTTGGCCCGGATGACGAGATCCAAGCCGAGCCGTCGCCGCTGTTCGCGAACTGGCTCGGAACCCGGAACACCGAGGAGTTCCTCGGATACGACCCCGGTTTCGTACTTTGCACCGGCATCAGCGCGTCACCGATCAACGACCAGGGCTACCTGATGCAGTATCGGTTCCTGTTCGATTGGCTCGGCCACTACGAGCAACGGAGCGCACCGGCTACCAACGGCGCGAACTTCCTCGCAGCCGCAGCGTCGAACTTCATCGGCGTTCCGTTCCTCCAGGCATCGAAAATCGGCTGGTATCAGCCGTTCCCGGACCAAGAGGATCTCAAATTGATGTTCCCGCCCGATGTCTACTCGGCACTCCTGACCGCGCTTCCCGAGGCAAACACCTGTCTGACACCGGCGCGGGACCTATCCGGACAGCAGCACGACTACACGCAGTTCCCGGCATCGTGAGCAACCAACGGCCCATCTTCAACGAGAACGCGGGACTGTTCGGCAAGGCGAACAGGGTCGTGATGAACGGCATCATGGACACCGTTGATACGGTGAACCAATACCACGCCGGACTCGTTGCAGCGCAGCAGCTTCTGCTCGAGCAACGGCAGAGCTTGAGGCATTTCCTCGCGAAGCTCGACACGGCGACCAGCCTCGGTGCCGGTTCGTACCGTTGGACCTACACCGGAAAGCCGGCGGTGATCACGCTCGTCGGCGCGGAGTTCGTCAACGACACCGCGGACAACTTCACCGAGGCCATAAACCTCCGGGAGTTCTTCAACGGATCGAATCCGGTGGACGGGATGAATCCAACGGCCCCCCAAGTGAGCATCGGCGCGGTCGGGTCCTCATACGTCGGGTCAAACGTCTGGAGCACGACCGACCTCGAGGCCCTCGTCATTATGTACGTCACGACCAAGAAGAACGGCGACTCTGTGTACTTTTTCGACCGACCGAATCCCACTAGGTGCTTTGAACCCGCATTTGAGGGAGGTGGAGAGTAATGCCT